TTGCAGGTGCAACCAAACTCGGAAAGTATGTCAAGTTCTGATCTGCAAGAATTGGCAGCTGCTTTCCAAGAGGCTCGAATGACTAACCAGATAGCTGCTCTTTCGCCAGAGGTCCATTATGTGGAAACCACGTCCAGTCCAGACAAAATGCTTTTAATTGACTCGGCAGAATTTCAAGCAATGGAACTTTCTCGAGCGTGTGGAGTCCCAGCTTATTTGCTTAATCTTTCGGTCGGCTCTTACGCTTATACAAACAGTGTTGAAGCACGCCAAGACTTGTGGACGTTTGGTGCTAAACAGATCGGCGAATGCATCACCCAAACTCTAAGCATGAACAACGTGCTACCTAACGGGACGTGCATCGAATTTGATTTGGACGATTTCATAGACGGAGACTCAATGCCAGAGATGACACAAAATTACGAAACAAATAATGTAGGCTCCAGATCATGATTAGATTTAGTCCCTCTCATCTCATCACGGTTGACGCGGCTGCGGCAGGTGAAACTCCGCGCCGATCAATCTCAGGCGTAGCAGTTGAATGGAATCAGGTCGCAATCGTCTCATCAGGTGAGCAAGTTCTTTTTATGAAAGGCTCGCTCCCAGTTGACGGACGAAACCCGAAGCTATATCTCCAGCACGACCCGACACAGATCATCGGGCAAGTAGTCGAGCGCGTAGACACTGGAGAGGCAATGATGTTTACAGCAAAAGTTTCAGCAACCGAGCTCGGAAATACTGCTTTAACGCTCATGTCAGACGGCACGCTTTCCGAGGTCTCAGTAGGCGTAAACGTAGAAAAATTCAGTTACAACAAAGCTGGAGTAATGGTGATCGAGCAGGCTACGTTCAACGAGCTCTCGGTCGTCAGCCAACCAGCTTTCAGCGGTTCAGTAATAACTGATGTCGCTGCGAGTATCCCACAAACAGAACCCGAAATAGAGTTAAATAATAAACAGGACGAAACAGAGGAAATTAACATGACAACAGAAACAACCCCAGTAGTCGAAGCAGCAGCAGTCGCAGTTGAAAAATTGTGGGCTCAACCGAAAAAAGAATTTCGTATGCCAAGCGCTGCAGAATACATTGTCGCAGCGTGTCAAGGCGGAGAAACTTTCGCTCGCATGGTTGACGGAATCAAAGCTTCAGCTCCAGACGTGAACACTGGAACGCTTGATGGCTTGCTCCCAATTCCTACAGTGGCTCCGATTTATAACAACCTCCAGGGCTATCGTCCGATCGTTGACGCATTCGGTACGCGAGCAATGCCAACATCAGGAAAAGTATTTATTCGTCCAAAAGTAACGACGAACGTCTCGCAGGGTGCAGTCACAGAATCAACAGCAATTACTGCTGGTCAATTCATCGTCAGCGATATTCAAGTTACAAAGGGAATTTACGGTGGTTATGTAAGTCTCTCAGAAGCTTCGATTGACTGGACTTCGCCAGAAGTTCTCGGCGCGTTGCTCGACGATATGGCTCGCGTTTATGCAAATACAACTGACAACGTGGCAGCCGATGCACTTGCAGCAGGTGTTTCACAAACTGAAACACTTACTGACGCAGACTCTCCTGCAGACTGGATTGCTTTTGTTTACGCTTCAGCAGTTCAAATTCTTGAGAACTCAAACGGCAACCTGCCAACTCATCTCGTAATGACCCCCGCATATTTCGCAGCGCTTGGACGATTAGTGGACGACTCGGGCAGACCGTTATTTCCAGCAGTCGGACCGATGAACGCCTACGGCTCAGTAACTCCAGGCAACACTGACGCAATGGCTTTCGGGTTACGAGTAGTCGTAGATCGTTTCTTGCCAGCTGGTAACTTAATCGTCTGTGACGCATCAGGCTTCGAGAACTGGGAGCAGCAAAAAGGCGCAATCAGCATTGAGAATCCGTCGCAACTTTCACGCACGATCGCATGGCGCGGATACTTCGCTTCAGTAATGATCGACGAAACCAAGTTCGTTAAGCGCGGTTAGTTAGGGCGGCTTTACCGCCATGACAATTTACAACGTAATCAGCAAACAGTTAACAAATAATTTTGCGGTACTTCAAACACTAGAAAACGCAGAATTTGAAGTCGGTCAAACTATTACCGTCGATGATGTCGGCGGAGATTTTGACGGCGAATTTGTTATATACGATTTGCCAGAGTATTACTACATAGGCACAGACGACTCGGGTTTTCCGATGTTCAATCCGAATTTACCTCTAAAGAATCAGGTTATGTATATGTGCACTGGAGACGCAGTAGTTCGCGCTCCAGCCACAGGATTAATCACTTATGAATTAATTTGCACTTGGATAACAGACGCAGAGTTGCTCGCCTATTTAGGCGTGGAAATAGATGAGGAATCTGATGACTACGTTTTGCTACAGCAAGCAGTTTTAGCAAGTAATGCTTTCTGTTATCGCAGACGTTCAGAATCAAATTATTTTGACCAGCTCGACACAAGCCCAGGGGGCGACGCAACGCTGGGAACTTTGATGTATGGAGCAGCGCTATGGCGTAGTCGAGGCTCATTAGAAAACTCTTTTGCATCATTCGACACAATGGGGCAAGCCCCACAACAATCTCTCACCCCAATAGTGAAACAGTTACTCGGTATCAATCGTCCCTCGGTTGCCTAATGGCATACACAGATTTATTAAACGAAGCCCTAGACGATCTCACGACAACGCTCGAAGCAGTCTCGGGATTGCGCGTCATAAACGACCCGACGAAAATTGTCCCTAACTGCGTTTTTCTTTTAGCACCAAGTTTTACAACTGCAGCTGGTAACGGCAACATAATTCGCATGGACTTTCCAATTAAAGTCGTCGGCTCAGGTCCAGCAGGGCTTCCAGTGCTGAGACAGATCATGTCAATAGTTGCCACAGTTCTAGGCTCAACGATCGTCGTTATGTCTGGGCGACCCAGCACGCTTGAAGTAGGCGGTCAAGAATTTCCGTGTTACGACCTAGCAATAGGACTCGAAGCAAGAACGTCTTAACAATATCCACACTAAGCACGACAAAACCTGATAAAACTATTACTACAAACAAGGAGTAACAAATGGCAACTTTTCTTAGTAACGCGGTAATCACAGTGACAGGCTCGGGTGCTCCAGTTGTCTTGAGTTCGCAGGGCAACACTTGCACAATTACTGCAGGACGACACGCACTAACCAGCACAGCATTTGGCGACACAGGAGACCGACAAACTCCAGGACTTAATTTCTGGTCGTGCAGTGTAGAACTTTATTTAGATTACGGCTCGGGCTCAGTTGAAGAAACTCTTTACGATCTACTTAGTAACGGCAGTTTCTCAATGGAAGTTCACCCAAGCTCAGGCGCTAAATCTGCCAGTAATCCATATTGGGAGTTAAGTGACGGAATGCTCGAGTCGTTTACACCAATAAATTCGACCACTGGAGAGCTGGCAATGGTAACATTTTCGGCGAATGGTGGCGACTGGAACCGAGACGACACTCCATAATTAGACGGTCAGACCTGACCGAGAACAGGACAAAATGAAATTCAAAATAAAACTAACAATGGGCGACGGCACTCCCGAACGAATACTTGTAACAAATATGTTTGTTATTTGTGAATGGGAACGTTTAGAAAATAAATCGGTGCAAGACACTATTCGATACAGCGATATGGTTTGCTGGGCTTGGTTATTGTGCAAACTTGCAGGCGACAAAGTCCCAGACACTTGGCGCAAATGGCTTTCAGCTAATCCTGATCTTGAATGCACAGCAGTCGCAGAGGAAAACCCAAACCATACAGGGTCGGAACTTACCGAAGGCAACTAGCAGAATTATTAGTTGCTACAGGGTGGTTTCCGACCCACATTGAATTTGACACTCGCGACCTGCTCACAGTCATTACCATATTAAATAGTCGTAAGAGGTAATAATGTCGGTTAGCACAACTGTAGAAATTGTCGGGGTGAAAGACACTATTAATTCTCTGCGCAAAATTGACCCAGAATTACAAAAAGAATTTAAGGCGCAAGCAATACAGATATCACAGCCGGCAATTCAAGCTGCAAAAAACGTATATACAAAAATTCCGCTATCTGGAATGCAATACGGTTGGTCTAAAGGCAGTCGCAAATTATTTCCGTTTACAGTCTCCAAAGCCGTTAATGGTGTGCGAATGCGTTTTGACACTCGACGCAATGCAGTAGGCGTAATTTTGATTGAACAAAAAGACCCAGCTGCAGCGATCTTTGAAACTGCTGGACGTGCTAACTCGAATCGTTTAGGCAATTCGCTTGGCTTTGTGGGTGCAGGACGCACTCGACTAATCGGACCTGCGGTCTATAAAGCGCGTAGAGCCGTTGAGCAAGAACTAAAGTCTGCAATCATGGACGCTATGCGCACAGTGCAGAGGGAGTTGTAATGGGATTATCTATACCTATTGTCGCCGAATTTGACGGAAAAGGCATTGACAAAGCAATTAAAGAATTTCAGCAATTAGAAACAGCTGGAGAAAAAGCTCAATTTGCTATCA